TGAAATCCATAATGAACGACACACCCATTAAATCAATATCATCAGATGACATATATAACTCCCAGTGTTTTGTTGAATTTTTAAAATCTTTTAAAAATAAATTCGCAATAGATTTAACATTTACATGGTCAATGTTTTTTACATAGTAGTTAATTGCGGCTTGTCTATTAAAGGTTGCAATGTGTCCGACAAGTCCTGCACTCACACATTCTCCAACGTACACTCGATTAGGACAGTAGTATTTAACTCTATCTGATGGGTGATCTAAAATTTTTAAGTCACCTTTATAGACGTAATCTTTTTTACTTTCAACACCTCTAAAAGAAACGATACCTTGAAACTTTTCCCATTCCCCATGAGTCGCACCACATCCCACTTCAGATAGATACTGTGCGTGATGATTAGACGCCAACGAAAGGATAGAATCATATTCCATCTTAACTACAGTCATTTCTTTGGATATGATAATAAAGTTGATATTATTACCCTTAGATTTTTTTATAATCTGACAAGAGTTACCCTGAGATTCTTCTTTCTTCTTAATAGATTTCAACTCTTTCTGAGAAAGTCCATCGGAGGATCTATAAATGAATTCTTTCTCAATAGTCAGATTACTTCTCGCAGAATCAATAAGTCTAACAAATTCCCTTTCCACCGCAAGTCTGTTCTCGTTATACCACTTCTCTAATGTATCATTGTGACTTTGAGAAAAACTCAATCCACTTACTAACAATACGAATACTAATATTAAATTTTTCATAGTTATTTATTTTTATACTACGAATATACAACAAATATTCCGATTATCCTAATTATTCGACCTTAATTACTATTTTTTCTTTGGTTTTAACATAACTAACCTTAATAGTTTGACCTTCTTTAACCTTACCTTTAAGTATTTCTTCAGATACAGGATCCTCAACATACGTTTGGATAGCACGATTTAGTGGTCTAGCACCATAATCTTCATCGTACCCTATTTCAATAAGATAGTCTCTAACAGTTTTATTAATTTGTAGATTATAACCAATCTCTTCAACTCTATCTCTAAGATTAATAATTTCTAAATCAACAATTTGACCAATCTCATCTTTTGTTAATGATTTAAATATGATAACATCATCAAGTCTATTTAAGAATTCAGGTGCAAAGTGTTTTTTAAGTTCATCCCTTAATAAATCTTCTTTACCAATATTTTCTCTCTCTAATTTAGATTTAGTTCCAAAACCAACACCAGTTCCAAAATCTTGTAATTTTTTAACACCAATGTTAGATGTCATGATAACCATACAATTTTTAAAGTTAACTTTTCTACCCAAACTATCAGTTAATTGTCCATCATCTAATAATTGTAATAGAACATTGTATATATCTTTATTGGCTTTCTCAATTTCATCAAACAATATAATAGAGTATGGTTTTCTTCTAACCTTTTCAGTTAATTGTCCACCCTCTTCGTGTCCAACATACCCAGGAGGAGAACCAATTAATCTGGAGATTGAATGTTTCTCTTGAAATTCAGACATATCAAATCGTATTAATGAATCCTCATCACCAAACATATACTGAGCCAATTTTTTCGTCAAATGTGTATTATGGGTAACGGTAAAATCACCTAAAAGATAAAGATGGTTACCGTCTAATGTAAAACCGAAGTAATCGTCTATTTTTAATGCTTCTATTTTAAATCCAGTAACTAAAACGTCTTTTTTCTGTTTTCTTTTTTGTGATTTTTTTCTTTCTAATAATAGAGGTAAATCGCTTAAATCACCACTAATATATATTCTATAATATAGTTCACCATCAACGAACTTCTCTTTAATGCTCGTACAATACCCCAATGACCGACTTAAATAAACTATATCATCTGATAATTTTTTATTTTTCTGAACTATCTCATAACATTTATGGTACATATAACCATCGGAATCTATTATACCCGATAATAACATTTTTCTATCCTCAACACCACTAGTTAAGTAATCAAAAGGGATGTGTTTATTATCTAAAAGATTATAATGTTTAAAATCTTTCCTTAATAGACAAGATTGACCACCTTTCATTCCTGTAGAAACGTAATATGTGTTAGATTTATTATTTTCATGTAAATGTATAGACACACTATATTCTTCAGTTATTTCGTCATCAAGATCACTAACTAAAACTTTTTTAGTATTTAATTTATTAACAAAAGATTCGATATAATCTACAATTTCTTTATCCGCTGTGGTGACACCAACACGTTTACTAATACCATCACCTAACCACAAACCTAAAAAATATGGGTCAATCTTGATGTCTTTTTTAGTGAAATCAACACCAACACTATATAATTTATGGGTATGTTTAAACCACTTACTTTTTTCCAGATATTCTTTGATTGAAATATTGATTATTTTTTTAGTTGTAGTATTCTTTAATGATAAAATATGTGATTCATTACATGTAAATGTGTCACCACCCTTCTTTGGGGTTATCTCATACATTTGATCTTTACCCCTAGCTAACGATAACACCGTTCTTGGTGTTGAGTCGTCACCCATTAACAATTCACCCACTAAAATATCCTCAACGTTTTTAATCGAACCATCATACATCAATACTTTAGTACCTTTACCATGACACTTACCTACGCCTGTCGGACCTAAGAACATAAAAGATCCGATAGGCTTCTTAGGGTTTCTAATCCCTACTCTATTACGTCTTAGTGATTGAGCAATCTTAAGTAAAGCTTCGTCTTGTCCGATAATTGAACCATGTAAATCTTTTTCCATTTCTAATAGTCTTCTACCTTGATCACCAGTAAGTCTATTTAATGGTATACCTGTCATTATAGAAACCACTTCATTCACATCTTCAGGTGTAATAGTTTTTCTTTTTTTATCTAAAGTAGTTAACCACTTTCTTTTTTCAGATTCTAACTTTTCCGATATAATTCTTTCAGTATCTCTAAGTCTAGCAGCTTCTTCATATTTTTGACTTTTAACTACATCATTTTTTTCTTCTTTAATGTCGATAATCTCACACTCTAACTCACTAATTTTTTTTGGTGGTTTAGAATTTACTTGAGATCGAGACCCAACCTCATCCATAATATCTATAGCCTTATCGGGAAACTCTCTATCTGTTATATATCTATCCGCTAGTTTAACACATTTTTCAATTGTTTCTATTGGGTAATTTACTTTATGAAAATTTTCATAAGAAAATTTTATTTTATTAAGTATCTTAATGGTGTCTTCTACTGAAGGTGGGTTTATAATCACTTGTTGGAATCTTCTAGCTAACGCGCCATCCTTTTCAATATTCTCTCTATATTCATCTAAAGTAGTCGCACCAACCAATTGTAAGTCACCTCTACCTAAAGCTGGTTTCAATACATTAGCAGCATCCATAGATCCTGAAGCGTTACCAGCACCAACCATTGTGTGTACCTCGTCAATAAATAAAATAACGTTATCTACCGACACTAACTCATCAACAATACCCTTAATCCTTTCTTCAAACTGACCTCTATATTTGGTACCAGCAACTAAAGACGCTAAATCTAAAGAAACTATTCTTTTATTTAATAATGTCCTAGGGGCTTCACCCTGAACAATTTTTAAAGCCAAACCTTCAGCAATTGTAGTTTTACCAACACCAGGTTCACCTATTAATATTGGGTTATTTTTCTTTTTTCTAGCTAATATCTGAGCAACTCTTTGTATTATATCGTCTCTACCAATAACTGGATCAATTTTACCTTCTACAGCCCTTTTAGTTAAGTCCACTGAGAAGTTATCTAATATAGGTGTTTCATTACTTTTACCCTTACCTTTAATTTGTTTTTTATAGTTTTTGAAGTTTTCACCTTCATCACTATCCATAGGTTCTATACTATTTTTAATGGTATAGATTTTTAATTCCTTATCATATTTTTTATATGTTACCTTCATACTCTTTAAAATATTATTTATTTCGTTTTTTGTTTTTAACAAAGATAGTAAAATATGTTGGGTATCCAAATATTCATTATTAAGAATGTCACATTCTTTTTCAGCACCCTTTATAACATTCTCTGTTATGATATTTAATGGTAATGATATGTCATAATCCTCACTACCACTATTTAATTTAGATATTGAGTTCTCAATTTTTTTATGTACAACATCCACATCAATACCCATTTCAATTAAAACTTTAATTGCTACATTATCATAATCATTTATAATTGCAACCATTAAATGTTCAACTCTAACCTCCCAATCTTCATATAATTTGGCTTGTTTGATGGACATACTTATTATTTTTTTCACTTTGGTTGATATTTTTTTCATGAATATTTTGTTTATTTAATAAATATTGGTATATTTGTTTTAAACTTATATATAATATTATGGAAAGTCAATACAATTTGAGATTAGGTAATACAAAAATCATACTAAAAGAGATGGTAGAAAAAAACCAAAAAGTGGATATGATTTTCACTTCACCACCTTACTATTCTATGAGAAAGAATTATAGTGGGAATGATGATGGGGAAATAGGTTCTATACATGTCGATGATTACGCTGATTGGTTTTTAGAATTCACTGAACTTTTTCTAAAAGTCTTAAAACCCAACGGTAGTTTCTTTCTCAATATCAATGAAAAGATAGATAAAGGTGTTGTTCACCCAGTTTTAGATGAATTAAAGTATAAGATGAGGAAACAAGGGTGGAATCTGGTAGCTAAACCTTATATATGGTTTAAGAAAAACTCTATGCCAACAAATTGTAAATATAGAGCGATAGATAGATATGAATATGTATTCCATTTTTCTAATTCTAATAAACCTAAATTTGTTGCTGATAATTGTAGAACAGAACATTCTGAAGTCACTAAAAAAAGATTTAAGAGTCCAGTTACGACTATAAACTCTAGGGATGGTATTTATGAATCAGAAATGAAGACTTTAAATGAAAAGGGTTCTTTACCCCACAATGTAGTGATTACAGCTTCAGAATCTAACCCCAGTGTATTACACCCAGCACCCTTTCACGTTGATCTGGCTGATTGGTTTGTTAGAATCGGTAGTGAAGAGGGTGATGTAGTCTTAGATCCATTCGCAGGGTCTTCTACAACAGGTGTTGCATCATTAAAGAACAATAGAAAGTACATTGGTATTGACTTAGTGGATTTTAACATTGAGTTCGGTACTAAGAGAATGGATTATTTCCTTGAAACTGGAGAATGTTACATACCAAAAAATAAGTTAGAAGAATTAGGTATCGATGTGAACTACTATAAAATAAAAGGTAAACACATTAACAACCCATGTTAATAGAACCATCTCTTTTAAGACGTGGATTTATTTACTGTTGATTTTTTAATAAATTATAACTATATTTGTATTATGATACCATCAGCACCAAAATTTAGAAAGATTGTGTTGTTATTAAAGGATGAAGATAACAAACCAACAACAAGAATAGAGTACTTAGATTCTGCTATGATAATAACGGGTAATTATGTTATTATTACTGAAGAAGAATTAGTAAGTGTAGATAGTCCTTCTACTATTAGTGGGAATATCTATGAAATGAAAAATATTCATTCATATAAACTTTATAAAGATTAAATTATGATATTATTAAAACATGAAGAAAAGGGTTCAATAGAATGTCTATATGAATCCAGTAACATATTAGGTTCTAAATACGTTACAAATGAAAAAAAATTAGCAATAATATTTAAATCTGGTAAACAATATGTTTACAGTGATATCACATATGAACAATATCGTAAGTTTGAGTTATCTAAAAGTCAAGGTAAAGTGCTGAACACTATAGTTAAGGGACATAACTTTGAGAAGTCAACTAACACTGTAGATATTACCCCTATGTTAGAACAAATAGAACAAATTAAAAGTACGTTATAAAAATAGAAACGGGCGTTTCGATAATAAAAAATAAAATAAAAAATAAAAATTATGGAAAATTTAATAGTAGTAGTATCAGTTTTATCTACTTTAGGTGTGGTTGCAATAGTCTTATCTATTGTAAGTGTCCTAAATAAGTTAAAAGGTAAGGTTGATGTTCAATCGTTTGATAATAGAGTAGATAATATGGAACGAAGTCTTAGAGAAGGTATAGAAAACAATTATAGGTTAATAGATAGTAGTGTTGTGGAAATTCACAATATGTATGAAAGAAAAATGGAAATATTAGAAAACCAAATTTCTAAAGTAGATAAAAGAATAGATTCTAGATCCGATAAATTAGTGGATCATATGTGTAGAGAATTTAATGTCGTACACGAAAAATTAGATAGTAATAAAGAAAGTAAGAAAAAATTACTTAAAGATTAAATAAAAAGATTCGCCCGTTTCCTTTTATTTAACATTTATCTCTACATTAGTATATTTATATAAAAACACTAATTTATGGATATCAGAAGATTAACAGAAGAAGAAGTTAATAATTTATTAGAAAAAGAATCAATTGACTTATCCTCTTTCCAAGTAAGGTCACAACTTAATCCAAAAATATTTGACGATACCCAACACATGTACGAAGATGTTCGTAGAAGGCTTCTTATGATCGCTGACGATTTCTTTGAAACTTTAAATGTAGATTGGGTAGATATTGACGATATTATCTTAACTGGTAGTCTTTCTAATTATAATTGGTCAAAATTCTCAGACGTTGATTTACATATATTGGTGGATTTTGAATCTGCCGATGAAAATGTCGATTTAGTAAAGGAATACTTTAACTCAAAGAAAAATTTATGGAATGAAAAACACGACATAACTATTAAAGGTTATGAAGTGGAGGTATATATGCAAGATACTAAGGAAGAACATGTTTCTAGTGGTGTATATTCTATTCTATGGGGTGGATGGGTTATTAAACCAGACTACACTAAAAAAGAGATAGACTCTAAAAAGGTTGAACATAAGGTTAATAATATTATAGATGGTATCGAAGAAATTTATTTTATGTATAAAAGTGGGGACTATGATAAAACTATCAGGAAAATCCAAAACATGAAAGATAAAATTAAAAAAATGAGACAAAGTGGTTTAGATAGAGAGGGTGAATATTCTTTTGAAAACATCGCGTTTAAAGTACTTAGAAGAACTATGTATTTAGACAAATTAAGTGAGATTGAAACTAAAGCATATGATAAATCATTAACTTTAGATGAATCGTTTAAATATTTTAAAAAGAGATAAAAATTAAATTGTGTTTTTTTATTAAAAACGCAATATTTATTTAATAAACATTATAATGGGAACATATTTAACAGGAACATATTCAGTCATACACACTATTAGTACTGCAAATTTTACTAATTTTGTATATAGTGCTGTTTATTTTAACACAAGTGGTACATATACGATAAATGGTACATCGGTTACTGGTGTAGCTGGTGAGACATTAGATATTATAATAGATGAGTCAACAACAACATTAAACGCAGGGTTTCTTTTATTAGGTAACTCTAAACCACCAGGATTATTTAGAACTGGTTTAGTTACCACAACTGGTGGAACTAATGGTGGGGAACAATGGCAATTCGTAAATATATACACAGGATTACCAACAAACGGATAAAAATAAAATTAAAAATATATATATATAAAATGAAAAAATACACTAACCCAAAAACCCTAAAAGGACAGGATAAAGTTAATAGAGCTAAAGACTTAATGAGTAGAATGACTACATTGAATGAGAGTACTTCTCTTTCAGAAATAGATTTCATTAAGAAAGGACCAAACGGAATTGTTTATGGTATCATTAGAGAAAACCATAACTACTTTATAAAAACCACTGAAAAAACATCTGGAACATTATCTTCTGAAGATTTTGATTATTCAGGTGGTGTTAAAAATAAATTCAACGAAAGATATCATTCTTACGCTGAGGCGTTGAAACATTTAAATATGAAATTTGATATGTTGAACGAATCTTATGGTATTGAAATCGGAACAAATCTTTTTGAATCAGATGGTGTGGAAGTTAAAGAAGCTAACGCTAGTGGATTAGTTAAAATTAAAGAAGTTGTAGATGTTGCAGATGAAGTTGTAACGGAACCAAAAGACGGTGAGAATACTGAAGATGTTGAGGAGTTATTAGACGAAGATATTGAAGAAGTTGAAGAACAAAAAAAAGTAATTAAGGTTGATGCACCTCCAGCAGTAGAATATCCTATAGAAGATGAAGTCGAAGTAGATGAATTCAGTGTGGAAGATGAAGGTGAAGATCCTTTTGGAGATGAAGAAGGTGGTGATATGGGTGATGAAGAAGATGGTGATGAAACCACAAAGAAAATACAAAAATACACTGGTAAACTTGGTCAACTATTAAGAGATAAAACTGAGCCAGACGCTGAATTAGATAAGTACGTTATTAACTCCATTATTTCGGCAATTGATTGGGAAGAGATTTCTGATGATGATGTTGAAGACATCATATCAAAAATAGAGGGTGAAGATGAAGAAGATGGTGAAGGGGTTGAATTAGATATGGATATAGATAGTGAAGAAGTGGTTGATTTGGATTCTGAAGAAGTTGAGGACCCATTCGCTGAAGAAGAAGTGGTAAAAGAATCTAGAGTATTCTCCAAAAAACAATTAATGGAATCTTTTCTTAGAAACACCACAAAAAAAACACTTAAAAAAGTATTAAAAGAAAACAATAGAATTTGTGAAGAATGTTTAGGTGAAGGTTGTGAGTCTTGTAATGTGGAAGAACACCATAATATGTCTCATACAAACTACGGAAAATTCGATAGAGATGAATATATGTTAGATGAAAAACTTAAAGGTGGTCAACATAAACTCGATAGGAACAAAAATAGAAGAATTGATGCTGAAGACTTCAAAATGATGAGAAAAGGTAAGAAACAATATATGGATGAACAAATTGAAGAATTTGATACCTTCGATGATTGGAAGAATAGTGATTATTATCCAGACAGTCAGTGGACTATTGGTGGTAATAGTAGATCAACTGTCAGGAATAATAGAATGTCCGATGGAAAACCATCGAACCAACACTATTTTGATAAATATCGAGATCAATATGGTCCCTTTAGAGTTAAACCATGGGAAGATTCACATGCAGGGACATTTGGTCCTGATGATAATGATTTACCTTGGATAGATACTAGAAATAGAAGACTTAGTGGTGATATTAATGAAGATATGGACGTAATGGATGCAATAGCAACAGGACAAGATTATCTTTCAGCAACAAGAGATTTAGATAGAGATGGGGATCAAATTCCAAATAGATTAGATATGGATAATGATGGTGATGGAAATATAGATTTTGAAATGGGTTCTGACGGAAATGAAGGTTTCATTGAATTAGATTTCGATTCTATTATGGGTACTGAAGCACCTGTTAAGGAACCAGGTATTAAAGAACCTACTACACGTCCAGGTAAAGGGGAAAAATGGAAAACTATTAAGAGACCTAAAGTTGATCCTAGACCTAAAGCTAGTGATAGACCATCTAAACGTTCATTTAGAAGAAGAGGTATGTTTAGATAATGAATTTAGTTTATATAAATAAAATTGGGCAAAACTGGAAAGGGAACTACATTTATGAGTTCCTTTTTTCTGACACTTTAGAAGATATTGACGGTGAAGGTTGGGACTCGTACCCATCTTCTGGAAATCCAGAACCACCAGAAGGTAGATTTGTTAAAGAGACGGGGATGTTAGATACCACATTAAAATTAGATTTGGTACAAGAGTCTGATTCATTTGCAATGTGGGACGCTGTAGATGGTATTGTTTCGATGGCTTGGGAAAATATGGAAGGGTATGATGAATATCCAGAAAAAAGATTATTTTTCTCTTTTGGTGAAGATATAGAATCAGTAAATGACAAACTATATGAAAAGGATATAGTATTAAATTATAATAAAGAAACGATAAACACATAGAAATGAAAAAGAAAGTAAAAATTTACGAATCAGAAATCAAAAGAGCTACTAGACGTAATCTAATGGAAAGTTATTTAGACGAACAACATGAGATGAGAGACACTTATAGTAGAGCAGATTTTAAATCTTCACCTAGAGAACAAGGAGTTAAAGATTTATTTGGGAAGTACGGGGAAGAGATTCCACCATCAGTACTTAGATATATGAGAAAAAACCCAACAGCAATTGTTAAAAGATTGTTTAAACTTTATGGTAATGAGATATTTGATGTAGTTACAGGTTCTGGTGACGATTATATGTCAGTTGATGCACAAAGTGGAAAATATGGTCCTTACGATAGAGATAATGACGGTATATCAAATAGTGTTGATCAAGACGATGATGGTGATGGTATGTTAGATTTAGATGGTGAAATGGTAGGTGAATCTGAAGAAGTAGTCACTAAATCCACTAAATATAGTCGTGATGAGGTTAAAAATATGACGGATATTGATGGGACTATGACATTACCTAATACGAATGAATCTACAAAAAGTTTACTCAAAAAGTTTCTAAACACTAGAAAGTAAAATGAAAAAAAAGGATATCATAAAGGGTTTAATATCTGAAAAGTTCGTTTCTAAAGCGCAACAAAAATATTTTTATGCTAAATGTGATGATTCATCAAATAAAGAAGAAAAAAAATGGTGTAAAATGGCTAAAGAATTTTCTGATGATACTGATTTTAGTAAACTAAAAGACAAAAAAGAGACCATAAACAGTAAAATGAAGAAAGGGCAGTTAATGGAATACATCAACTTCAAACGAAACGGTGGTATTAAAAAATTAAGAAAAAGGGATATCGTAAAAGAACAAAGAGATCAACCTATTCACATTGTAGATGAAATGGATAATTTCAATAAAAGAGATGTCATGAGGTATATAGAATATATTAGAGAAAGTGGGTTGATTAATATGTTTGGTGCTCATCCGATACTTAACTGGACCAAAAAAGATATGGAAAGGTGGTTATATGGTCAAAACCAAGATATTGAATCTATTGAAGATGAGATTGGAAATCTTAAATATGAAGAGGATGATAATGAATCTGAAATAGATAGTTTAGAAGAACATTTAAAAATTATAAACTATTTATTAGATAATAAACAAAAAATAAGAGACATACTCATTAGAACCGCAATTAAAAGGATTGAAGAGGGAGATGGTAATATGGAAACACATAATATACAGAGAGTGTTTCAGAGGTTAGCTAAAGATTCTTGGATGATGTGGACAACTGCTATTCATGGTTGATAAAAAATTAAGAAAATGAAAAATAAAACAATTAGAATAACGGAATCACAATTAAAGAAATTAACTAAGAAAAGAGTTAGTGAAGCAATTGAATATGATCCACAACATCCAGAAAGAATGAACCCCGACATTGAGAGAAGATTGGGGGGTGGTGAACATATTTTTGGAAAAAGCAAATCTGTTCCTTCTGGTTCGGAAAGTCAAAACTATTCTGAGAAATTAGCTAGTAAAAGATTTAAAGAAATTATTAGTAAAGTAAAAAGATATCATGGTGTGGATAATATTAGCCCAAACATTATGAGTCAGATGATGTCGATAATGCAACAAGTTGGACAAATAGAATCTAACCATAAGGATGCATTAGAGAAATTAGCTGTAGATATAGTGTCGGAAGAGTTTGACATCCCAGATCAAATGTTAGAGGCTACATTAACACCTCCAGGTACAGAACTTAGTATCGATCCTGATGAAGAGGAAGAAGAGGATGATGATGGTGGATTTGAAATTCCTAAGCAACCAAAAAGTGCTGAGAGAATGGAAGAGTTGGAGATGGAGGTAGATAAGAGAAGAATATTAAACGCATTAATGCAAGGAGCGTCTAAAAAAGGACACTATATATTCCATATGGTTGCCGATGAATTAGATTCTTTAGATCCGAGACTTATGGTATTATATGGTAAACTTATGTCAGTTGCTGATTTTCAGTATTGGGTAATTCCTGATAGTGTAATGGGTGGTAATAAAAGTATTGGTGGTACCGAAAAAATTGAATGGAGAAAAGCTGAAAAAGCTGAAGATGAGGATGAAGAAGAAGAAATGAAAAAAGTTAATATAGAAGAGGATGATGAAATGCCTGTTGTAGTCGCTAAAGCGTGGATTTTCCCATTATTGGTTCATGAATTAATTAAAGGGACATTAGAGTTATCAGCATCCAACTGGGGTGAAGGTCATTTAGATATGGAAGAACAAATGGAAGTTATCGAAAAGGCTGATACAGTCGAAGGTGAGATATGGGGGATGAGATTGGGTCCTGGTATGTGGGAAAAATTCTTAGATTGTATTGATCCAGATGATTACGATATTAAACAATGGTTATTCCACGAATTAAGTAAATTACCAGCTAAACAATTTCATTCATTTATGAAAGAAATACTTGTGGGTAGTCAAAAATGTACGGAAGTTATTAAAACATTAAAAGATTTACACAATCAAGAACCAAGTGAAGGTTTGGATGATATGATTGATGATAACGGTTACGATGACATGGGGGATGTATTAGATAATTTAGGGATTAATGTTGAAGATGAAGATGAATCTACTGAGGAACCTAAAGAAGTTGATTATTCTGAGATGTCTAAAAAGGAGATTGAGGAGTTAATTAATGATGCTTTAGATACCGGTGACTTTGTTACAGTTGCAAAGTTACATAAATTTATGTAACCTTAATAATTATTATACTATAAAAAATCCCACTATCGATGGGATTTTTTGTTTATAACAAGTATTTATATATAAGATGAGACAAAAAATTAAAAATATATTATTGGAGTATGTAGATTTAAATAAATATAAAAAATTTAAATCCACCGTTTATAGATATATCGATGAATATATGGATGGTGATGAGTTTAGTGATATGGATGAAAATGAAAAAATGACTGTCATACCATATAATATGATGTCTGATTTCAATATTAAGAAATATGATGCAATCACCTTCCTTTTTCTATGGTGTATGGACAAAGGTAAAGACCCATTAGAATTTATCGCTTACGAAGAATTAATTAATGAACATTACGCTGAGGATTTAACTGAACTTCTTACAAATATTGGTTGGTATGATAGATATATAAAAGATCCAGACCATTTTCCACAAAATTTTAATGATATAGAAAGAAAGGGTGATAAAGTTTTTTTAGTTGTCGATAGGTATGATGAACTTTCAATGTTATTTAGTGACGATGATCGTGATACTGTTGAACGTGTACTAGGGGAAGACTGGGCTGATTTATATGGGTCTTTTGAAGTGGACTTTTCTGATGATGTCGTTGATAACATGGATGAAAAATCTATAAAACATGTACAAGATTATATTAAAGAAAATGATTTTATTGGTAAGGTATTAGACTATGATGAATACGGTGATGTATTGACGGAAGAAATGGTTGATGATTCCTCTGTGTTAATGGAACTGATAGGGACTGATGAGGTGTTTGGTGATATATATAATGACTTAAAAAATTATTATAGAGACGCTTATAGTCAAGCGGGTGAGGATGAGATATTTGGTGAGTTAAACGATGAGATAGTGGAGTTATTAGGTGGTAAAGGTGAATGGGTCAATATTACCAATAAAGATGGTAATGATTCACAACATTTACATTTTGATATCACTGATATATATTATGAATATATGGTTGAGGCTATGAAACACGATGACGAAATGCCAGGACATAACTATAATGACTACATAACTATGTTATCCTTTGTTTTAGACGAAAAGGGTGAAAGATTAAGGACACCAGATATGGATTATTTTTATCCAGATTCGTCAAAGACTAAAGAAAATTTTAATTATAATATGAAAATAAGGTTAACAGGTTCACAATATCGGAATTTAATTAAAGAAGGTGTTTGGCGTGGTAATAACGGTAATAATGAATTGGTTGATGCTTTTATAGGTGAAGGGGGTAATGAAAATATTATACAATTCTTTCGAAATTTTTTAGAAATATATCATCTAGACGCTGAAGATGTTAAAAGGGATGAAAACTTATATAATTTAGTTTTTGATAAGATAAAAACATTAAAAGATGAATACCGACAAACTATTAGGATGATTGAGAATTTAAACTATTTACCATTGTTTGATTATATAATGAGAAATGAGGTAGATAAAATAATAACTAACTCAAATACCGAAACAGTATTTTTTAGTATACAAAAATTACTTAACTATTTTGATTTTCGTGGTGATTATTCAGAAAAGTCTATTGAATATAAAAAAGTGGATGACATTTCCCAAAGTTTAGTTGGCGACGCTATTACCTATATTATTAAAAATAATAGTAAAAAAGATACTATTAAAAAATTATCAATAATGGGGGATTTAATGCCTTCTGATAAACGCAGTTCAATACTACCAATTGCTGATACAATAGCTAAGAATCATGGTATGACACTATTTGCGAAATATAAAGGATTTACTTTCACTAAAAAAGATGATTCTATGGTTCGACAGTTAGTAAATTACATAAAAGATATTACTGTATCACCTAAGAAAACTAAGAGAGGGTTTTTAAATTATATTGGTTCACAATATGGTGCTGCACAACATTCTGCTTTTTGGAGCGCTGTCAATAGGGCTGGTATAATAGAGAAAGTTGGTGGTGGTAATAATGTAACCTATAAGTTGGGTGATAATTACGAAGAATGGGAGAATGGTAACCTAGTAGCGTTTTAAATGAATTATTATGGGTAGAAATGAGAAAATACAGATATTTGCAAAGTGTTTAGGTGATCCAATCTACGCTATTGAAACATTTTTGAAAACCTATGATTTAACTCAGAAAGGGTTTGTACCGTTTAATTTATTTCATAAACAAAAACTAATAATTAAATCCTACGAAGAAAATAATCGTAATATAGTAACTAAACCAAGACAGGCTGGTGTATCCACTACAACTGCAGCCTATATAGCGATAAAGATTGCTTTTTGTGACCCTAATAACCCATGGAAAGTTCTGGTATTAGCTAATAAACAAACATTAGCTCAAGAATTCCTTAAAAAAATTAAAGATTTTACTGATCAAATACCTGAATGGGTATGGGGAATTGAGGAGGGTACTTCTTATTTAGATATTGAAGCTAAGGGACATATAAAAACTAAAACCACTAAATGTGAAGTCAAAGCCTTAGCGACATCGAAAGATGCACTAAGGGGATATACACCTACATTCTTAGTGATGGATGAGGCGGCGTTTATAGATAACGGTGCAGAGGTATTTGGTGCAGCTTTAACTTCTTTGGGTACAGGTGGTAAGGTTACATTGATATCCACACCTAACGGTCAAGATGCGTTATATTATAAAACATATGATGGCGCTAAAAAAGGTGACAATAATTTTAATATTATTGAGATGAGGTGGCATGAGGATATTAGATATAATAGGAATTTAAGGTGGTTAAGAGGTGAAGAAGAAGTAATTGTGTGTGAGACTATTGGTAGAGAAAAGTTAAGGTGGGAATATAGTGGTAAAACATATGAAACAGATAGTACCCACATTGAAGATTATAATGTGATGGTTGATGATGGTTGGAAAGCTTCTTCTCATTGGTATGAGGAAATGTGTCGAGATATGAACGGTAACAAGAAACAAATTGCACAAGAATTGGACGTTTCATTTGTTTCTTCAGGTGGTAACGTAATTGATGCTGAACATATAGACTATCAAGTCAACAACAATGTTATGGAACCCAAATATAAGGCTGAAATGGAGAAATCTATGTGGATATGGAAAGAACCGGAGGAGGGTCATAAATATATTATGGGTGTTGACGTTTCTAGGGGTGATGGTGAAGATAGTTCCACTATAGTGATATTAGACTTTGATGGGTTGGAACAGGTGGCTGAATTCGTTTATAAACTACCACCAGATTTATTAGCAGAAATTGTGTTTAAATACGGTAATTTATATCAAGCTTATACTGTGGTAGATATTACTGGTGGTATGGGTGTATCTACTGTTATGAAGTTAATAGAAATGGGTTATAAACATCTTCATCAAGATGACCCTAAGAATAGAAAATTAAGTGATAAGTACGCAAAAAGTGTGTATAAACAAGTGGATAAGGTACCAGGGTTTAACGTTGGTAGTAGTAGATTACAAATGATTAGTGATTTAGAAGAACATATTAGAGAAAATAAAACTATAATAAGGTCAGTTAGATTAATTTCTGAATTAAAAACCTTTGTTTATAGAAATGGTAGACCAGATCATATGCCTACATTCCATGATGATATAATTATGGCTTTAGCAATGCCGTTATTTGTTGTACAAACAACATTTAAAAAATTAGCAACAATAGAAAAACAAACAAAGGCGATGTTAGATGGTTGGGTTAGTACATCCTCCCCTGATGAGGTGAGTAAAATTAATAAAAACTATGTTAACCCATTTTATAGTAATACCCCCACTTATGAACCCGTACACCCTAATAATAGTGGTAATGATAATGGACAATATAACTGGTTATTCGGTATAAAATAAACATTTAATATTTTTTGATATTTATTATTATAAAATAAACATTATATTTATAAAATGGCAAGAAAAACAATATTCCAGCAGTTAAATTCCTTATTTGGACCAGAGGTAAATAAACCCCAAAATAAGTCTAAGTATTCTTTGGGGGATAAAGAGTTACTAAAAACTAAATCCAAAGAAGAGTATGACTATGAAAAGTTAAAACTACAACAAGATAAATACTTATCTGGGATGTGGCAGAAAGTTGATAATGAAATTTACCAACATTCAATATATTATGAAACAACAAGATTAGCTTCTTATGCGGATTTTGAGGGTATGGAATTTTTCCCTGAAATCGCAGCAGCTTTAGATATCATGATGGAGGAAACCACAACTTTAAATCCTAATAATAAAGTCATAAACATATTTTCTGAAAGTAAAAGAGTGAGAAGGATATTAGAAGATTTATTTTTCAATAGATTAGACATCCACACTTCATTACCTATGTGGACAAGAAACACTTGTAAATATGGTGATAATTTCTTATTTTTAAATATTGATGTTGATGAGGGTATTACAGGCGTTAAACAATTACCTAATATAGAAATCAGTAGAAAAGATAGTGATGGGTTTGGTGTGAACTCTGTAAACGCAGAAGAAGACAAAATTAGCCCCGTTAAGTTTGTATGGGGACAAAGAGATATAGAATTTAATTCGTGGCAAATTGCACATTTTAGGTTATTAGGTGATGATAGAAGATTACCTTATGGTACATCTATGTTAGAAAAAGCTAGACGTATTTGGAAACAATTATTACTATCTGAAGATGCGATGTTAATATATAGGGTAACTAGAGCCCCTGAAAGAAGGATATTTAAAATATTCGTTGGTAATATTGATGAAGCAGATGTACCATCTTATGTACAAAAGATAGCGAACAATTTTAAAAAGAGTCCTGTTATTGATCAAGATACGGGACAAATAGATACTAGGTACAACCAGATGGCTCAGGATCAAGATTATTTTATCCCTGTTAGAGATCCAAACGCACCAAGTCCTATAGATACGTTACCAGGGGCGACTAACCTTTCAGAGATTGCAGATATTCAATACCTACAAAAGAAATTGTTCACCGCATTAAGAGTACCTAAACCATTTTTAGGGTTTGAGGAGACTACTGGTGATGGTAAAAATTTAGCATTACAGGATATTCGTTTTGCTAGAACTATTAATAGGATACAACAATCTATGTTGCAAGAGTTAAATAAAATAGCAATTATACATCTTTATATTTTAGGGTTAGAAGATGAGTTAGAAAATTTCACATTAACTTTAAATAACCCATCTACACAAGCTGAGATGTTAAAGATTGAACAAACACAGTTAAAAGTTACACTATATAAAGATGCAGTTTCTGATGCGGGTAATGGGTTTGGTTCTATGTCTATGACTAGAGCAAGAAAAGAAATCTTAGGAATGTCAGATGAAGACATAAGAAGTGATTTAGAACAACAAAGACTTGAAAAGGCTGCAGCAGCTGAAATGGAACAAACTTCTAATATAATTAAGAAAACAGGGTTGTTTGATAGAGTTGATAAATTGTATGGTGATTTCGATACATTGGTTTCTGGTGGTATAACAGATGAAGGTGGGGTAGAAGGTGATTCTGCTGATTCTGCTGATACTGGTGGATTTGGTGCTGACATAGAGAGTGCTGCTGATTCATTGGCTGGTGGTGAAGCTACCGCTGCTGAAACAGCATCTGCAGTGGAGTCTACAGAAAAGAAAGATAACCTTATATTAGAACAAAATAGAAGACAGTTCGAGGAGAAAACCAAAAGATATCAAGGTATTTACTTAAAAAGACTTACAGAAAGTTTAGAAAAAGATGAACACATTTATGATTTAGATTCTGTAGAAAAAAACAGCGATAAGTTAAATCATAACATAGAAGAAATGACAAAAGAAATTGAAAAAATTATAAAGGTTTAATTTTTTTAATAAAACTTAATATTTATATATAAAAAAGTATGGAAAATTTTGGTAATATAAAAGACACATTTAAAAATATTGTTATTGAATCTGTTTTAAGAAAAGATGAGGAGGGTAAAAAGTTATTTTCTAAATTTATAAAGACATTAAAAGAGAATAAAACTTTAGGTGATCAGTACTTAATTTATAAAAATTTACAAACTAAGAAGTTTGATGATCCGTCTGATGCTAAAGATTATATTAAAGAAAATATTTCTTTATTAAAAGATTTAAACGAATCTCAGTTAAAAGAGGGTAATACCTATTTTTTAAAACTATTAAAGGGTAATAAAATTATAAAAGAAAACGATTCTTTTTATAGTGACATTTCATTTTTATCTAACACAAAGAAAACACTATCTAACATTGATAAAATTAATGAGTCAACGAATAACATTACTAGGTTAATGTTAGAAAAAGAAAAAGAAGAAGAGGTAGAGGTAGTGAAAGAGAGTTTAGAATTACCACCTAGTATTTTAACTAAATTAGCTGTTAATAAATTCAATAGTAGATACTCAAATATCGATGAGTCAGAAAAAGAAATCATTAGAACAGTTTTAAATGGAACTGATGATGATAAAGAAACCATCTATAAGAAATTAAAAAGAGAGTGTATTGAAACTATTGATAAAAAATTAAATGAATCTTCAGATTTAGGGTTAAAAGATAAGTTACTGAGGGTTAAAGATAAACTTCTAAATATGGAATACAATAAAGAGGATTCTGTTAACAAAATAACTACTATATACGAACTTAAAGAATCAATTAAAAATTAATCATATGAAAAAACTCACTTATGTGGGTTTTTTTATGCATTGACTTTTGGGTTTATATTCACTATATTTATACTTCAGTAATAATATAAAAATAAATAGACATGAATGAAGGTTGGAAAAGAAATCAAACTAAATATATTAAACAATTATAAAACTAAAATAGGAACTGTTAATAATAAAGAATCTAAAAGTCTATACATTAACCTTAGTGCTTGGGGTGAGATAACCAACATAGATGAAGATACCAACTACGAATCAGTATTAAGGTGTCTAAGGAAAAAAATCAAACAAAACCTTAATGATAATTTAAATGAAGACATTTTTTATAAAACTAAATATATAGTTGATTTAGATATGAGGTCTTCTGGGTTTATACAAACAAAAAGAAGCTTTATGTCTTGTGAAATCACACTATACCAAAAGAAGTATTTACCGATAAACCAACCATTCTTATTGGAGGAATCAAAAAAGTTAATTCACGATGTGGTGGATAATTGTTTAGATAATAATAATTATTTTACTTTTTATAAAACTAAAAAATAGAGTTTTTATTGTAATGATATATTTATAATTAAAGTATATCATCATTATGGAAATAATTAGAAAAAACGAAATAAATAAAAAGGGTATCCTAATCGAATATGATTCAGGATATATCTCACCAAAGGACAATAGAAACTTTGTTAATGAAGTTAACAAACTATCACAGGGACAACAAATTGTGAGTGATCCCTTAATTGTCTACGCAGTGATGCAAAAATATGGTGTAGAAAATAAAAACGAAAGAGTTTACCCTGAATCTATTCTTAGAAAAGAAGCTGAAAATTATCTTAAACTTATTAAAGAGAAACGAGCGATGGGTGAAGCTGATCATCCAGAAAGTTCTATAGTGTCTGTAAGTAGAATATCTCATAATGTTGTTGACCTATGGTGGGAAGGTAACGTATTAATGGGTAAGTTAGAAATCATTATGTCACCAGGGTTTGTTAATCAAGGTATCATTTCTTGTGAAGGTGATAGAGTTGCCAATTATATTAGACAAGGTCTTAAGATTGGTGTATCATCTAGGGGTGTTGGTTCTTTAGAAAAAGAGAACGGTAAGAATATTGTACAAGATGATTATGAATTAATCTGTTGGGATATTGTAACATCACCGTCTACTCCCGGTTCATGGATTTACAATGAAGAACCATCTAGAGAACAACAAATGTCAGAGTCTAATAAAAAGAAAGATGATTTATTATTAAATGATTCTTTAAATAATTTCCTATTAGATTAAAAAAAAACAATCAAAAGTAAGTGTTTTATGTTTTATTGCATATTTATTAGAAACCGCGTGTAATGCGCGCTTAATAACAATAATAATAAATTATAAAAAATTAATTAAAATGGCTGAGAAAAAAAAATCAATCATCGAAGAGGCTTTACTAGATGCAAAGACTTTAGAGGATGCCTTAAAAGCCAACACGAAAGAAATGCTTTCGGCACACATGTCGAGAGAAATTGAGAGTATCGTAGAGTCGTCTTTAAAAGAACAATTGGAAGATGAAGAAACTGAAGAAGTTATCGATACAGATGAAAAAGGATCCGCAGATGAAATGGAAGACGTTGAGTTAAATCTTGACAATGAAGATGATGTAGAGTTAGGTATGGAAGTTATGGAATTACCAGATGATGGTGAAGAAGTTGATGACATTGAATTAGACCTTGACACTGATCTAGATTTAGATTTAGATTTAGATGGTGAAGGTGATGACGAACTCGAATTAGATCTTGAACCTATGGAAATGGAATTAGGTATTGGTGACGATGTATTAGATATGACAATGGCTTCAGATGATGAAGTTGTTACAGTATTTAAGAAATTGGGTCCAGACGATGAAGTTGAAGTAGTTAAAGATTCAGATGGAATTCATTTGACAGATAATGAAACGGGTGCAGAGTATTTGATTAGGGAAGCTTTGGAAGAAATGGATGACTATGGTATGACTGAAGGTTGTAATGACCTTGATGAAGATTGTGGTGGTGACATTGACGAAGAAGTGATGTACGAAATCGAAATGGATGACGATGAAAATCTTGAAGAAATGTGGGGTAGTAAATCTCA